TGCTGCTCAACCGGTGCAAGCTGCATCTTTGCCATTGCATCGCCTTGCGATATTCCGCGAACGATTGCGTCTGGCATATTTGTCTGTTCAATGTAAAAAGGATTGTCCATTGCCGTCACCCTAAATTGTAGACCATGCCATCATCAGGAGTGGCATTATCTTGCGCCTTAAACCTAGCCAAGTCTGCCTGCGTTTGTGATGACTGTAGCCAGCTCTGATCTTGCGATGGATTAAGCCAGTTTTGCTGCCCTTTGTACTGACCATAGAGCTGACCAAGCTGGCCAAATAAATTAGCCCCTGTCTGTCCTTGAGCCATTATGCCTTGCGCCTGCATCTGACCATTTTTCCCAATCAGGTTGCCAATGCTGCTACCGTATTGCGACATGCCTGAGCCGGTATTGACAGCCGCATTCTGGCCTCGTGCGGAAAGGCCCGCCAGTTTGTTGTATTGGTTTTCGATTGTCTGCGCCAACATTGCAGGCCGGAATTGCGCAAGTGCGCCCTGTGTATTCCCTCCGCGTAAACCGCCCGTTGCTGATGCGTTTTGTAATATTGCATTTTCGCCATTTTGCACAAGCGACGTAAAGTAGGGCGACTGCTCAAGCGCTGAGATTGCCGCCTGCTGTTTGTCTGCCCCATTGATTCCGAGTAAGTCAGTCTCGCCACCGAGCGCTGCCTTTCCCGCTTTGCGGTACGGCTTCAGCATATTCATGATCTGCTGCATCTGCTGCATCTGCTGCAATTGCGCTTGTCTGTTAGCGCTACTAGCCGCGTCTGATGCATTAGATGATGCGTTGCTAGCCATCACGCCACCCACCACCGTTCCAACGCCTGCTGCTACTGCGCCCCAAGTCATTGTATCGCCCCTTTAATATCTATGTACGACAGCGTTTCTAGGTCTGTATAGCTTTTCGCTATCACATTGCTTTCAATCTTGTCTAAATCTGTTTCTTCCGTCGGATGGTAGGTAGTCCATATAGTTTCAGTCTCGGCATAAACAGCGCGCTTTGTTCCTGGAAGTGAAACAAATTGACAAGGCGCTACCAATGTCTCGCTGCCGAACTCGGTAAAAACCACAATTCTTCCTTTGCTGATGTTATTCACATGGGCATGCTTGTGAATCTTTCCGACGATCATTGTTCCAGCCGGAATAGTTAGCTCACGCGCATAAAGACCCGGTGCAAATACATCGCGCCGCGTGCATTTGTCTTCTTGAAAAAAACCGCACTCAAGGGCTTCTTGCATCATGTCTTGCAGTGCAAAGATTTTCTGCCTTGCTTCAATTCTTTCTTCATCTGTATTCTGTACTTGCACAATATGCATCACGGCATACCTATGAATAATTTAATCGCAACAATATCTTCCTGAATTGCAGCAATCTGAGCCGCCTGCGCGTTGCTGTTTGCTATCAATTGCTCAAACGCAGTAACGCTATCAAAATCAGGCAAAAACTGTGCAAGCTGCTGTCTTGTAAGTGTGATTTTATCAGACATTCAATGCCTCCAACTGCGCCTCTAGCGTAGTGATTGCAAAATGCGCATCTGACATGCCTCCAAATCGCTGTATCCGCTGGCTTTGCATCATGCCATTGCGCATCCACGTCACGCGCTGATCGCGACGACCACGAATGCCTGCGCTTCTGTACTGCCGGTTACTCCACGTCATGCCATCGGTAGAATAATCAGACCACACAGAGCTATCAGCGGACAATTTAGACCTTCCGGGCAATCCAACAAGCTCAAGGCTATGAAAGATTGCGCCGTTCGTGTTGTTGTACGCTATTTTTGTGCTGAAATCCCACGATACCGCATCACCATACTGATCTGAATGCGCGTCTGATAACTTGCCGATCTTTTGTGATAATGGATCGCCGCAATACCAGCCGTCGTAAACCCGCACAAAACCGCGCGCTCGGTATTTACCAAGCTCACCCGTACCGCTTGTCAGCTTGTACCAGATAGGCTCCTGTGCCATCTTTGATGCAGATGCATCATAGACATAAGTTACAGTCGGCAAATGAATATAAGCAAAGCCGTGATCGTCAACAACTCGTGACTCGACAACAATCCCGGACAATTGCGCTTCTGTGTAGTCGTTCAATACCTTGTCAATTTCACGTGTTGAAATCTTTGCAGCAGATCCAATGCCGGCTGCCCAGACCGCTACTGTCTCATTGCGGCCACCACCCACCATGATGATAGTGTCTGACAGCACACATGCCGCACGTTGCCCAACGCATCCTTTCGTGATTTGCGCGCCTGATATTCGCTGAAATGGGAACAAATCGCCGCCGATATTGCGGAAAAATTCAGTCGTGTATCTGTTTATTGCAGCAGGCTCGTTCCTGACCTTCAGCAGCCTTTCAACAGGGTCTGGATCAATTTCTGAGCTTCCATATTTGAGCGGATTAACAGCCGTCGGATCGTTTAATTCCGTGACAATCAGATACTCGCCATCAGTTGTCATAAAATAGCCGTCAACCCATATCTGATCGTGAACAACACCCAAATCAGGATCGGTTACCTGTTCAAACGTCGCGCCATCGTAGTAATAAAGATTGCCGCCGCCACAGATAGATAACCTGTCGAAACTGTAATCAAACACGCACCAATCAGCGCCTGATACATCGCCCAACACAGTCACGACATTAGAAGCGGATATTTTTACAAGATGCCTGCCAGATACGCGGTAATGCTCATTCCGCCAGTTGATGCCTCCGCGATCCATGCCTGTTGACATTGCTACCCGATCAATACCCGGTGCAGGCCGGATATACGCGCCTGTAATCCCGTTGTCCTGAATAACTGGCACCATATTGCGCGGATACGAAACCCGATAATCACCATTCTGGTCAGTGTAAACACCGCTCAGGATCGGGATTTTCATGCTTCAGATTCCGTTGCCGGTCATCACAGAAAGCGTTGTTGTCGTAGCGCAATAATACGATAGCCGATCATGCGATTGTGATTTGGTGACAATGCAAATATCGCCCGCTGGTATTTTCAGGTGCGTAGTGCCTGCTGTCCCCGCAGTGCCAAGGCTGTCATAGGTAATAACATAAGCTGCTGCGCCACCATCATTGATGATTCTGATTTGTGCGTCGGATTTGTTGATCGTAATAGCAGCAGGCGTGCTTGTCGCTGTAACGTTTTGATTGCTGCCGTAGCTTGGCGCAAAAGGAATCATGCTACATACCCCTTAAAATAAGAAACGACGTACCAGATTTTGCCGATAGAGTCATATTGGAATTCAACAACACTGCCTTTGTTTAACGTCAATGCTTCATTGTTCTGCATGTATATGGTTGCGCCTGTAGATGCAACAGAAACAGCGCCAGTATTAAACCCATAGATTGAAATCTTTACTTTTACTCCGTGCGCTGCATTGTTTGCAGATGGAAGAACGATTGCGCCGGCATCAGATTCTGCTGAAATCGTCAAAATCAGCCACGTATCTTCTGTGTCGCTATTAACAGAAACAGTGAATCCAGTCTCTACGCTTTCATATTGCGTGGCAAATGACGCAGAGCCTGTGCTGTTAATGTCTGCAATCTCGGCAGCAAGCGCCGTAACTGACATTTTCGCAGCGTCGCCATTGTTGCTACTGTAAAACGGTATCAGATCGCCAGCGGATACTGTGCGCGTTGGTAGCTGGTTAATTTGTGGCATCAGGTAAAGTCCTCGCCCAGATTTTCATTGCCGTCATACTGTAAATTTCCGTCGTATCCTGTTGTTATCGGATCGTCAGAAACTCGGAAGAAGTTTTGAGTCAGTCGCTTGTTACCAGCGCCAGCAACAACAAGCCCTTGCTGAACAGGGATTATTTCAGCATTTTTAGACAGCATTGCAAGATACGATTGCTTTGCTGATACCCTAGCATCAGGGTTAATGACCTTGCCGTACATTGGCGCAAGTCTTAAGCCTAGATTGGTAAAGATCGCCTCGTTTGCCATATCCGGCACATTCGTCTCGGCATCAATATCGGCATACGACGGGTTGTCAGACATTGGATAGCCAAGGCGTATACCCTGAGCGTTCCACGTTGCTACCATCGCGTCCAGCCTGTTGACAGCGCTTTGCAAATCTTCCGGCTGTAAGTCAAAGACATACTGAGCCAGTCCGATTTCCTCAAACGCTGCAACAACAAACTGACGCTTTGACCATCCCATTATTCAGCGGCCTTTTTCTTGCGTGCTGGCTTTGCTGCCAGATCGTCAGTGCGAATGCCGGAAACAGCGTCACCGTAGCTATCGAACCATCCAGCATCTAACATTGCAGAACGCTCGCCAGCATTGCCGACTGCTTTTGCCTCTACGCCATCACCGCATAACTGATAAACAAAACGCGGATACATCAGCATCCCTTACCTTTTCCGCCTTTCTTTGTTCCTTTTTTCACTGGCCGCAACTGAAAATTCAGCGCTGCCCATCGGATAAACTGTAGATGATGACATGTTCTTACCTCTAAAGAGTTGGGGGCATTTCTGCCCCCGTTAGATCAAGACTGGCTGAACAACATGATGCCAGCCATCTCAGGCTGAACCATTGCAACACCAAACAAAGTGTCAATCCTGAACTTGGTTTTCATCGTGTTGATGTCATACCATTTCTGCATAACCAACTCAATGCCCTGATCGGTAGACGCACGCATCACAGCGGCACCAGCATCGGCAGGAACAGCATAGCGACCTGGCAGCAACTCGATTGCATCTTTTTGCCAGAAAGCATTTACAGATGCAGTTGCAGTATTCAAGAACGTAATAGCAGCGTTGCTTGCGGTAGCGCTGAAAGTCACGTTTTGATACTCGGCTTCCGCATCAGTAGCGCCTTGGTTGCTGATGATTGGAGGGCTGATTACCAGTGTTGAGCTGGATGGCACAGAAATCACGCGGAAAGTTTTAAGCTGGCCGGTGCTTGACTTTGTGATGTGATGCACGGCGTAGCAATTCGCAATCGTGAAACAATCGCCAGCGGCCACGGAAGTGGTAGAGCTGATTGTGATAGTTTGATAGCGGTTGTCTACGTTGCTGACTTCTCCGGTTCCAGCAGTGCTGGTCGCCTTTGGCGTGTAGTAGTTTGTCGCCGCAGTGCGAGTGTCCATAGTCAGCGATCCGCCACCAGCCGCAGCAGTCAGACGGTTAGCGTAGTCAAGCTTGTATGTATCAAAGCCTGCCACCATTCCAACAGTCGAACGCTCGTACGCATTGCTGGACTTGTTGCCTGTGAACGAGCGAGTTGACGCGGCCAGATTGCTTGCCATCCCGTTATAGTCACGGGTAGACAGCGCTAAGTAGCGATCCCACGATGGGACGCCCTGCTCGTTCATCAGCGCATCGCACTGTGCAACATCGTCATAGCCAGCGGCAGCAGTAGTGCGCTTGACTACCAGCGTGCCCTGGTTAGCTGCAATGTTCATCACTGCTACGTTGATGTCAGACGCCAGTTTTTGCTTCGCGGCATTCCCCAATCGGTTTTCTTGCAGCGCATCACGCAATTCTGTCGCGCTCATAGTCCACGGCACGGATTTGCTGTAACCAAGTGTGGCAGGAACAGCAAGCTGCGTGTAATCCTTGAAATTGCTGGTCATGTCAGTGCCGCTGAATGACTGTGCGATATACGGCTGTGGACGCCAGATAGTGTTGCCTGTGCGCTCCATCGTCACATCGTCAGTACGATAGGTATTGACATTTTTTGACAGAACAAGCTGGTCCTCGAAACCTTCGAGAATCTGGTCGAACGCTACGCGTTCTTCTTTGCTGAATGCATTGGACATAATAAAACCCCTAAACAAATGAGAGAAATGGCATTATTGCCGGTTAATCTCATCCGTTTAGGGGCTGGATGGCAGGCCATGTGTCTGCAATTTTCGGGATTGCGGATCCCATATACAAGCCATTATCACTAATGGCGATTACTTGTCAACTATTGGCCTTTTTCAGTGTGCGCTTGTACGCGATAATCTTTGATCGGTCTCCCGTTCTGTCTGCTTCGCGCTCAAGTGCCTCTAGGTGCTTGTCGGACGATGTAATAGGCGCGCTGGCTGATACAGTACGCTCCGGAGCTGTTGCTGGCTTGCGTGTTGTCACTTTCAATTTCTCCCGCTCTATGGTCTGGATTTCAAGTGCAAATTTGATTGGGTCTGTGATAGCTGCCAGCCTTGCAAGCTCTTTGTCATTGCGCCCGACGGCGTAAATCAGCAGCTCGGGCTTGTCGCAGTAGTTGACGATTATGCCCTGTTGTGTCTTGCTCAGTGTCGAAACAACGGCAGATTCGGCATCATCAAAATCCTCAACCTTCAGCGCCGTTTTCTTCTGATTGTACGCCATCAGCCGCTCGTTAAATGTCCTGTCTGCCTCTTCGCGCTTTGCGCGTTCCGCCGCCTCTGCTGCTTCCGCTGCCTTCTTCTTGTCAGTCCATTCTAGCAATCGCTGTGCATAGACCTCCTCATCGAAGTCTATTCCATCATCAGACAATGACGGACGCTTGCCAATTTCCTCTGCAGCCTGTTGCGTTTCTTTTTCCGCAAGCTTGCGCTTGTATTCCCGCAACTCACGCTCCTGCTCCTTGGTCTTTTTCCGCAGATCCTTAACCCATTGCGGGGCTGTCTTTTCATCGACCTCTTCCGCTCCTTCCTCTGCTACTTCTTCGCCAAGCGTTACGACTAGCGCGCCTTCATCCTCCGAAACTTCGCCTTCCTGTCCTTCAACAACTTCATCAACTACCGCGACTTCTTCATTTCCTTCAGTCTGCATATTCTTCACCTTGTTGCTCGGCCATCGGTTGCGGCTGGCCGGTTGCCGCTACACTGCCGACTTGCTCTAAAGCATCGACATAGTGATCCTGTAAGTCCATTTGTGTCTGCGCTATGGTCTTGGCTGTTTCAGCTTTGACTTGCTCAGTTTTGGCAACGTCAAGTTGTGCTGCCGTCTGTGATTTCATTGCATCCGCCTGTGCTTTTTCTGCAGACGCTTTCAAAAATACATCGTTAGGATTTGGCTGTTGATTCTGTGCGCTTGCCTGCATTTCCTGTTGTTCATCTTTCGATGGCGGGACAACGCCAATTGACACAAGTTTCCGTCTGAACCATTTGCGAACATCGCCCATGCCCTCGCCTTCCATGTTGTACATGGCCAGTGCAGACAGAATTGTTTGCGTTTCTTGGTCTTGCGTCATGCCCATCATTTGCGTTAGTGAGCGAACAGTGGCTTGACGCTTGGATGATGACGACGGGCCAACTTCAATGAATACTTCCATTTTTGAGTTAGATATATCGTTTTCGTATTCAACGCCGCCCGTTTCTTCATTGACCACTGGGCGCATAATTTCTATCTGTCCCGCATCTCCTTGGTCATTGATGGTTTTCATCTTCCGGCCTTCTTCTACCAACAACTCACGCGCCATGCCGTACCATATTTCAGCGCTTCGCTTGATCGCTTTAGCAAAGTTGCTGATATAAATGTATGCCTGCATATCAATGCGCGCCTGTTGCAGCTCAATGGATACTCCAGACTGATTCGGCATGATCTGGTTCATGCTCTCAGGATTTCCAAGAATGTCCTGCATGTCCTTTTCTGTTATCTGCAACAACGCAGCCATAGCAGGCGGGATCTGCGGTGATCGTGTATAAGCCGCCGGACCGACTGCGGTAGGATTGCCCATTGCATCCGTCACTGCGTTAATCAACAAATATGGATATTGGTCGATATTGTCACGCGACCACATAACGCCATGTCCTGCAATCTGCTCCGGCGTTAGTATTGGCTTTTCAACTGACGACAATGCGCTGATTTCTGCCAGCTTGGTTAGTTGCATATTTTTCAAGCGCTGTGAATCTTTTGCTTCGCGTATCTTGCCCTTGCAGCGCTCCACGTTGTCAATAATCATGCGCTGCCCGTATACAGGCACAACGGGAATCGAGTCGCCAGGAATAATTCCGCAATCCTCTAAAACACCGCCACCGCTCACAATGTATTTATGCACGCGCTTTGTTTTAATTTTCTTTTGCCGCGATTCAATGTACCCAGTCGCTTGCAACTGATCGCGCAAAGCGCCTTCGTCGTCGTCAAGCTCCTCGTCTGTGTGTCTGACCTCTTTCCCGTCAAGCCCACGAAAAATATGAATGACGGTTTTTTTTATCTCAATGACGTAGTATTCAGCAACATAGACAACGCGATCCGGAACATACCAGTCGAATTGCAACATCTGGATTTCTTTCGGCCAGCTTGCAGGGTCGTCATTCCATTCTGCTTTATACGCATCCGGAGACATCGGGTTAAGCACCCACGCACTCGTTGCATCAGACTTGTCCTGCCGTTTTGCGCCTACGTCAAAAAACACTCTGCTGTCTGCATCGCTGATTGGCTCAAATGCAATACGCTGCAGATCATTGTCTTCGTCAAGCTCGTCTTCGTAAACAGCGCGCAGTCGCCACGCACCAAAACCGCCCGTCACGGCCTCATCGAACGCAGTATCGTATGCCTCCTGTGCTACGCTATCATGTTCATCTGCGCGGTATAGCCCGTTGCAAGTCTCAGACATGGCGTCATTTTCTGACCCATCTCGCGGTATGAAATTAGCGTCTATGCGGTTATTGCGGTACTCGTTCTGAACCTTGACAACGGCCATCGAGCATTTATTGACCTCGATCATTGGCCTGTTTTTGTACTGTTCGGCTAGTGCGCCTTCCCACTGAGCGCCCGGGATGTTAGCAAATCGCCTGTCTCCAAGGCATTGCATGCGGTCATCGTATACCGCGTCCTGGGCGGCCCTGAATCCGTCCATGCAGTCATCGTACACGCGCCGCCATTTCTCGTCTTTCGTCAGTGCCATATAAATCACGCAATTGTGGAATGTACTTGCCGCGCATTATTGCACGACTGTCGAATATGTGCTACCGCCAACTGTGGGCAACCGGCAGGACGTTGATTTCTGGCTTTCTGACTGCCTGAGCGCGGCGCACCCCTTCGCAGGCATAGCGCAATGCATCAATGATATGATTGTCCTTATCTTCCAGCACTGGTAAAACTCGTCTAGTGTCCTTGTCTACCTTGTAGCTGTACTCTGTCAGCTCGTCAATAGTGTGCTTGCAGCGAGGATGGACGATGATTTCAAACGATTGCAGCCACTCAATGCCTTCTTCCAGACTGCGCGCCCCTTTTACTGCTGGCAAAATTTTCGGGAACCCGTGTTTCCGCAGGTGTGCAATCGTCTCTGGCCGTGCGCTATCTGCCGTCATCGGCCATTTTTCGGCCTCTGGTACGGTCATGAACAGCTCAGGCGTGCGTATAATGTCGCATCCAACCTCGTACGCCTCATAGTCAACGTATAATTTCTGCCCAATTATGTGGCATCGCATAAGCACAGTCGGGTCAATGCTAAATCCCCAGTCTGCGCCCAGTCGGTGAATAGCATCAGCAGGCGCTTCAAATTCTTCTACCCGCCAGTTGCGGAAAACTCGTGCTTCAGAGTCTTGAAGATATTTGCCTTCCCATATCCAAGCGTATCTGCCAGGGTCTATTGTCTTTTGAGCATGCTGCCGCTGTTCTTCAAGTTCAATCGGGAACCAAGGATTATCCCTATAGTTCATCTCGACAATACATGATCGCGGCGGGGTGTTTTGCCTGAATCGCTTGTCAATAGATGATCCAACGGCACGCGGATTCCAGATAACCCATATTTCGGACTTATGCGCCCTGATTGTCGGCTCTAGTGATTCCCAGCTATGTTCCGGCACGTCCTCGCCTTCTTCCACAATGCACAGGTCAATCTGCGCCATCGACTTGATAGATGTGATGTTGTGCCGCAATCCCTTGAAAATAAACTCTGTACCGTTCTTGCCGCGCAGGTAGTCAATGCCAACATCGTAAGCTGCTGCCAGCCAAGGCTCGGATGCAATGGCATTCTTCAATTCGGCATGGAATGACTCTTTGATGCTGTCTTGAATGTCACGGGTGCAAAGGATACGCAATGGCTCGACAAAACCCCAAATAGCGGCCATCTTTGCAAAGCTGAATGATTTTGCGCTGCCCCTGCCTCCGTATGCGCCTCTGTACCGCAATTCACCCCGTGCAGGCGCAAAGACAGGGACAAGTTTAGGCGGGAGCTTTACTGTCGCTTCCATTTTCCGCAATGATTCTGATTGTATGCACCATGTCGATAGGCTCTCCATCTTCACCGGTGACTTCGACGGCCTTCAGGTCTGGCAGGTACTTAGCAATAAGCTTACATTTGATGTCTGCTGCTATTTTAAGTCGCTGCACCATTGTTGGGTCAATGTCAATGGTCTCGTCTGCTATTTTTCGGGCAATTTCAATCACATGCTCAACGTGCTTTCCTTGCGATAGTTGCTCCCTGAGCGCATCCTGCCTGATGCGTCTATTCTTGTTTTTTGCTGTTGCGCTGTCTTTCATTTGTCGTGCCTCATGGCTGATGCCACGGATTTTTACGCGGGATTGCCCTCCCGCTATGGGTCGTAATTGCCTATTAACAGGGTTTTGGTTTTGGCTTGCCTTTGCCTTTTTTCATGATCGTCTCCAATAGCGGAATATACATAGTGCATCTGAATTATATCTGCGTTATGCAAAAATGGCAATTGGCGTACTGGATGAATTAACAGTAAAAATAATTGCGTTGCCCTATTGCGTTACGTGTAACGCGTGATAATATGTACCCATGGTGAAGGGATGGCCGGAACCGAAAAGAGGATAGAGACATGAGCAAATACACAAATGAACAAATTGCGACTGACATCGAGCTGTGGAACGAGTATTTCAACACATTAGCAGTAATGTCCGACGAGGAGTTTTACTCTCTCGACGTTGCCACCAAAATCAAAATGCTAGTTGAGGCATTTGGGGAGGACGAAGATGCGACGGACGGAAACTGCTAAATCCACAGCAGAACGGCAGGCCGCGTATCGAGCGCGGCAGGCCGGACTTAGCAAATCAGAAGTGCGTGGCATATATGCTACGCCAGAAAACGCTAAAAAAATCAGAGATTTTGCCGACGAATTATCAAAAATGCAGTCCGTTGCCTGTTGTCCGTGTTAGTATTCGCAAACCTTCAGGCAGTATTGGTACATATACCCATTGCCGGTACAGTCGGCCATGCATTGATAGTCCGTCAGGCTATTGATTGGGTCTGCTGACGCTGTTGCAATCGCCAGCCATGCCGCTAGTGCAATGATAAAATTACGCATATTGCTCGTCCTCGTCTAGTAATTCTTCTCTAGCTATACTGTACTCAAACGGCGCTGCTATGCCTATGCCGTGGCTTTTGCGCTCTTTTCCGACGCTGTCGCGGTACGTCATCGACTTATATACGATAGTAAGCGGATCGCCATCGTTGTATATCCTGTGGTTGTTTGACGCATCCATGCGCCCGTTGTGACTGACCGTGACGCTTCCGATGCTGTCTATCCAACACCAGCAGATCCAGCCGTCAGGGTTTCGGATTCTGATGCGCTGCCCGATGCGGCGGGATAATATCAGCACTTAATACGACCCTTTAATAGCTTACATATCTTTCTTGACAGCTCTTCCTCGAGTCGCTTTGAATATGTCAGCGTTGACTTTTCTTCCGACGTAAACACCGGATACACCCTCGTCATTAGCTGTATGCGCCCAACGCCTCCTCCATTTGGCCTGATTGTACCATTTGCGACTTGTCGGGCGAATGCCTGCATTGTAGGCGTAAATTCTTCCATGTGGTAGTTGACGAGCGCCTTGTATTTTTTAGCCGCGTCATGAGCGGTGCTTTCACCAAGCAAAACAGCCGCACATGCCGCGGATCGAACAGGTGCTGCGCCGAATATCCGTGGCGTACTTTGAGAGCCTTCCATTATTGTATTGTGTATGACTTCTATCAGATCCGATGTTGCCAGTATCTCAGATGGCGCAAAAGCCCTTGTCGCCTGAACATTTGCAATCGTTAACAGCATTTTTGCTACTTCGCATTGCTTTTTATTGATATTTAGGTTTTGCCAGTCTTCACGCTTGTATCCAGCATCAAATATGTAGTATTGATGCAAAGGCACCCCCCTACTCACAAGCATATTAACAGATACGCCAGATATGGCCACAGCCATCAGTCTGTGCTGCCCATCCAACAGCCTGCCATCTGAGCCGATAGCGATTCCTTGATGCGTTGTTTCCCAGTCGCCGCCAAGCATCATCTGGGCATAGCGCTTTACTACGCCCCCGTTCGGCTTCCTGTTTCCCATGTTGTTTTCCAGTATTTTGGCTGCGATTTCTGGGGTTATGATTTCGATTGACGTTTCCATTTTAGTTCCTTGGTTGGTTGGTTGGTTGGTTAAAATAATATTAAATCAGCATCCTGCACCTGGATGATCCGTATTTAACACACTAAGCGCAGAAGCTATATCTCTCAGCATCTTGCACGTTAGCGGCATTCTGGAGGTCGGCATAAACCTATGATAACCGTCTAATCCCATGAAAATCATCCCTATGTTTTGCATGTCATACGGGTAGCTTTCTGGACGGATAAATACATCAATGCCGTAGTCTTTCGTTTTGAGCTGAAATTCCTTGTCGTCGTTCATCAGTCATCGTCCCCGTTCCCGCCCTTCAGCAGCGCGCAGGTAATGACCAAAACGCTAGTCATCAGCACAAATCCGAGTAATAGCCATTTTGTAGTTTCCATTTCCGCTCCTTTTTTCTTATAACTTCACATAATAGCCGCCGGTTACACAGTGAGTGTCGCACTGCCAGCGGCTTTTGTCTGTAGTTAGCCGACTTGCAGATATTACCATTTTGCACATGCGCGGGAATAGGTATATTCCACAGAATTTTAGCCTTTCGCAACTTGCTTTTTTTGCTATTCTGACAGGACACCAACCAAGGAGTTACACAATGTCACAACCCCTATCTGATTTCACTGCCGGAATTGTCCTTGCTATCTTGACGCTAGGCATCACTGCTTATGCATTCTACCAAGCGACAGGCGGCGTCTAATGGATCACGCAGAAAGACTAGCTGCCGCGCTTCAGGGAATGATTTGGGGCATGATTAGCGCTGAAAAAGCGCAGCAAATATTGAATGACTACAGACAAGCAATCCGCGAGGAGCGTAAAAATGGGTAACATCAGCAGAGCAATCGAGCAAATGGAGCGCGGCCTAGCATCAAAGCAAGGGCGCGACGAGGTTAATGCCGAAACGATGGCGCAGCGTGAGCAATGGGCAAAGGAGCGCGAGGAAAGACTGGCAGACGTTGCCGCAATTCCTGAACCTGGGCCAACTGTAACGTGGCAGGATCGGTTACAGCGCGGAGACTGGGGTAGCTTAGACTGATGAGCCACAACAAGTCTTCAGACGATCAGATCGCAATTATTCTGCGCTTTGCTGGCAAGATGTCTAACATGCAGGTGGCTGAGATTGCGGGTGTTTCCGAGCGTACGGTGCGGAAATACATTGCTGACTTTGGTCTAAAGCCTGCCAATTGCAGACCTGGGCCTCGCAGAAAACTACCTAAGCCTAAATATACGGTATTGCAGTTAGCTATTAGCAAGCCGTGGTCAATGATAGCAGGGGGTGTTAAATGATCGCATCGCTTAACCAATTCCTAGCAACAGCACTGATCTTGATGACGGCAGCACTATGGCTGTGGACAATGCTTACGCTACCCGACAAGCGCGAACAGGATGATGGCGTAATACAGAACGACAAGCGGCATGGTGGCGACCTCTGAAAAGGGGTCGCTATTATAGACAGTAATTTCAGTTAAACAAGGATAATTTATGAAAAAGCCAACTTGCACAGATTGCATCATCTACGTCATGCGGCAGGAGAGCCGGCCAATGTTCCTGCATGAAATAAGGCAGGCCATTGTTGACCGGCTAGGCGCTTATCACAGCGAGTCTGCTATCAGCGCTCGTATGCGCGATCAGGTCAAGTGCCAGCTTGCGATTGACGGAATGACAGTCGTCGGCAAAGCACCGAAAGGCAAACAGGCATGGACGTACTGGATAGCAAAAATTGGTGATAATAGCTGCCGTGTGTTTGCAGGCTAAACATCAACCCCAATCTCGCGCAATAGCGCATTGCATTGCGCCCAGCTTGGATGCCATTCACCATTTTCTATTGCCCATCGCCTGACTATTT